ATGGGCTTATTTTCTAAAAAACCTCCTTGCCCAATCTGTGGAGGTAAGATTTCATGGTTTTTGCCATCGAAAATTGAGGGCCAGTATATATGTGACACTTGTTACAGCAAAATAGACATGGATAATGATAAGAAATGTAATCTAACAATGCAAGGATTTAAGGAATACTTAGCATTTTATGATGAAAACCAACATTTAAAAAGCAAGTTTGCTGTTTCTGAAAAGATTGACTTTGGCATTTGGGATACAAAAATCATATTCGATTATCAGAATAAACTGTTTTGCATGAGCAAAAATCCAGATAAAACCGTTTTTGAAGGCAAGCATTTAAAGTCCTTCATTATTAAAGAGGACAATATTCCTCTGTTTGAGGGTTCGTCAGAGGGCATACGCTGTTATACCAGTACCGTACCGGAACGGGCTATGGCACTTGCACCTCAAATAGCTCAATATATGATGAGCAAACAGCTGGCTCGTGCTATTGACAAGATGGATGATGGTAAAGAAAACAGGACAGCACCTATTCAGCTTTTTGATATTCCGGAACCCTTCAAGGCTTTTAACGTGGAGCTGTATTTAGATCATCCATACTGGACAGTGATCAAGTGTGATATGGATGGACCTCGATTCTCCCATGAACATCCAAATGTAAATGACTATATCAGAGACTATCAGGATAGCATTAAGGAAATTGAAAAGTTGGTTAAAGCACTCAAGACAGTAGCTTTTCCGGGAACAGTTGAAATATCTGTGGCCTTTGGTACCACCAGTGCACAAGGAGTGCAAAAATCTGTTGCACCATCTGTAGATCCTATAGAGGAAATTAAGAGGTACAAGGCTCTTATGGAAGAGGGCATAATTTCTCAGCAGGAGTTCGAGGCAAAGAAGAAACAGTTGCTGGGTATATAATGAAATGCAGATATGAAAGAAAAGTACGGTCTGCTCCGGACAACCTTATGGGATTAAAAAACTATCCAGCGCAGGCCGGTACTTTTTAATAATGTATTAACTTTTTCGGCTGTTATTCAAGATAAAGCAATAAACTATGGATTTATTATTTATTAGAGCCTACTCTGGTTGTTTACATTAACCATGCCATCTATATTTGACTTGTGCTATAAATGTTTATAAATAAAAAATATTATGTATTCCCCTATACTGTGTGAGATGCCATATATTGCTTTAAAATGATCTAATGTTGTATCTATAAAATCTTCTGTTACTTCCAAAAACTCTGCTAGTTCAGCTTTGTTAGTTACTCCGGCATTGAATGCATCTATAAACTGTTCTACCCTAATAAGCTTTTTAACAGCCCAACGACGAGCTTTATACTCTTGTTTTCTGTTTTGGATTTTTGATTGATCTAGTATATCACCTGCAGTCGTGCAGTAATGACCAATTTCCTCTGCTAAGATACAAGTTCTTTCTGCTGTTGTTTTGAGATTCTTATTCAACAGGATTATATTAGATTTATGCTCATTAGTATAAAAATCTTTAACTTTAAAAGGTAAATTGGCAGCATCATCAATTATTATATATTGGCTGAACTCTTCCAATAGCTTTTCGTAAGCGCTCATAGTATCACCTACTGTTCTTTATGTTTTGCTAAAGCAATTTTTATTGCCAGTTCAATTTTATTCATATCATCCTCACTCAGTGGACCTTCATGTCCTACTGCATGAGCTGCTCTTGTAAGGATTTCTTTTTTATCATCTTTGCTTATATCCTTAGATTCCATTTGCTTTGGTACATCATAACCCATAAGTCAACTTGGGTTCACATTAAAATGATTTGCTAAAACTTCTATTGTAGTGATTTTAGGAGCCATTTCTGCATTTGAGTATCTTGAAATAGTTGCAGGGCTTAAATGCACTATTTCTGCTAAAGAATATACTGTTTCGTTGTGTGTTTCCATTAGTTCCTTGACAAGTTACAACGACCAGCAAAAGCAGGGAATAAGTATCATTATGAACAGTGGGCTAAAGAAGTTGTGGGAGTAGGTGGAGTAAGAGTAATACCTAGATGGAACGGTCCACTCACAGTAAAAGTAATAATAATTGATTCTAATGGGAAACCAGCAAGCCAAGAACTAATTGATAATGTATTTAACCACATAGAAGCAGAAAGGCCTTTCGGGGCAGATGTTACAGTTGTATCGGCTAAACCTGTAGAATTAAATATTTCAGTTAATTTAGTCTTAACTGATGGATATACAGAGCAACAAGTCAAGAATTATATAAGACAAAATATAACATAATACCTGAAATCTATCGATTTTAAAACAAATTATATAAGCTATGCACAAATAGGAAGTATTATCTTAGGCACAGAAGGTGTATTAGATTATAGTGATTTAAAAATTAATGGAGATATATCAAACATAACTATAGGTGAGGAAGAAGTTGCTATAATGGGGGTGATTTAATGAACCATATGACAACATATTTGAAAAATAAAGTTTTGAGTGACAACCTACAAAATGTTTTTGTAGGTCTTTTTAATGAGGAAATAGAGGTTAAAACATCAAGTTATGTGAGACAACCGGTTACATTTACGGAGCCAAATGAAGGTCAAGCTAGCAACAATGCAGATATATTATTCCCAATAGCAGGAGAAAACTGGGGCCCCATAACTCATATAAGTATATTTGACAGTGAGATAGGAGGCAATCTTCTTCGGAAAGCTCCAGCGGAATTTATTAAAACCATTGATATTTCATCTCAATATAAAATACCTAAAAATTAATTGATTATAAGGATTAAGTGATAGTATGAATATAAAACGTAGATGGGATGAAGTAAATACTCTAACATGGAATGATATAGGTCTGTATCAATGGGGAAGATTAGTTTTAGTATTTATAGAAACAGATAGTGGGGTAGAAATAAAAGGAGTAAGAGTTGATTATTCCCCATCAATAATGAGAACTATTACTGAAATGGTAGTTAATGTAGTTGTATCTATAAGGGACTATAAAGGCGTTATGATTGAGTACCTTCCTTGGTATGAGAGGAAATCTATTGTATTTGATGCTATCTTAAATGCCTATGACAAGGAGTTGAGAAGATTAGAGCAAGACATAGATGTTGTTGGAAGGAATATGCTTCTGGATACAGCTATAGAAATGTTACACATATATGAGAGAGATCTAGGTATTCAATCTAGGAAGGACCTAGAATATGACCAAAGGAGAGAGCAAATTTCTTCAAGGTATAGAGCGGTATTTGATCAAACAACCGAAGAAACTATATAAGAAGTCGCTAGTGCTTATAGCAATGGTGAAGTGGAAATTAACAAAACTGATACTCCAGGAGTTTTTAAAATAAAATTTGCAGGCACTAAAGGGATTCCTAATAACATGGATGGTTTAAAAGAAGCTTTAGATATTATCATACTTGCACACTTAGGTCTGACATATACATTTACTTTCAATACATGGGAGTTTGTATATCAAAAGACTTGGGGAGATTGCTTAAATATGACATGGAATGATTTAAGATCATTAAATGGGGTGAGTAAATGAAGTACACAAATAATTATAACTTAAAGAAACCAGAGCTTACAGATTATGTGAATATAGAAGACTTTAATGAAAATGCTGATATTGTTGATGAGAAACTAAAAGAAATAGATAACAAAGTAGGAAACATAAAAATACCCGTAACTTCTGTAAATGGGAAAACGGGAGCTGTAGAGTTGACTGCATCCGGTGTAGGAGCAGAAACACCTGCTGGAGCACAGCAAAAAGCTAACACAGCAGCTAATACGGTTCAAACTAACTTTAATGCACATAAAAATGAAAGTGCGTCTACCTCTGCAAAAGGCCATGTACAGCTAACTGATAGCGTATCATCAACTTCAAAAGATACAGCAGCCACTCCCAACTCTGTTAAAACTGTGAATGATGCATTGACTTCACACCTCAATGATAGTACAAAATACATAACCAGTGCAGAAAGAACTAATTGGAATAATAAGGCAGTTCAGGCAACGTATACTGTTACTTTAGATACATCTTGGTCAGGATCATCTGCTCCATATACAAAAACAGTGACAATTAGTGATATTTTAGAAACCGATAATCCAATCATAGATGTAACAATGAGTGGAACATATGCAACCGATACAGCAAGACAAGAAACATGGGCTAAGATTTATAGAGCAGTCACAGCAGCTAACTCAATAACTTTTTCCGCTACAGAAAAGCCTGCTGTTAGTATTCCAATTCAAATAAAGGTGGTGAGATAATGGGAGAAGCAATTTTAGTTAGACATGGCGGTGGAGGTAATGTAAATTTTCCTGACGGTTGGAATGAGCAAGCAATAGGTAAAGCATATGAAGCCATAACTAAAGCAGATCCAATTATGCTAAAAAGGATGGGCTTGTGGGAAAGCGGGGTTAATAAAGTTAATGACCCTGACATATTACCGCCAATTGTAAGATGTTTAGAATGGAGTACAGACGATACTTATTTAACAGTAGGGCACGTATATTCAACGTATATAACTATATATAAAGGAAATGGGGATACATTTACGAAAATAGCTAATCCTCTTACTTTACCTACTTCTATTGTGTCAAGTGTAAGATTTAGTCCTTCTGATGGTACGTATTTAGCAATAGGTAACTCTTCTCAATCTATAATAATTTATAAATCAGACGTATACGATTCTATTCAAAAAATAACAAAGAAGAATCAATATTTTACTTACTCTCCGCCTGAATGGAAATTTGGTATTGCTATGGAAACTATATCAGCAGGAAATGTAGGGAAGGTGATTTTATTCCCTAAAATATATAATTTACCAAGTTTATAGGAGGGATAATTTTGACGTTTTATTTAAAGATTGATGAAAATAATATTATTAGAGATGCTATAGAATATCCTTTTGAAGGATATACAGAAGTACATTTAGAAGAAACACACTTGCCTGCGGGAATAAATGGCGGATGGTATAGGTGGAACGGTGCTACTTATGAACTAGATGAAGAATTAAAAAGACAAGCCGATGAGAGAATAAAAGAATTAAGAAGGCAAGAAAATACAGATATTATAGCAGAGGTTATTGATAATTATACTCTCGAACTGATTGAGAGGGGGATGTTGTAATGAGTATTTTGATTGAAAGTTTAAAAAGGCTTTACAATGCTAATAAAGTTACAATAGAAAAGTTACAACAGATGATTGATGATGAAAGAATTTCCAAAGATGAGTATAGATACATTATTACTTAGAAAAATATTGTAGCACAACATTTAGCAGGGTGTATTTTTTATGCCCTGCTACTATTTTGGAGGTGCGATATGGATGTAGAACTGTTAAAAAGTATTGAAGAATTTACAAGCAAAGCTTTTACTGGAGCGAAGCCCATTATCGGAGCCATACTTAGTTTTATAACTTATGTCATGTTTCCGTAAAAAGCCTACATGATATCTTTGGCTGCGGTACTTGCGGCCGCTTTTCTTGATATTGTTACTAAAAGTATAGTATTATAGTTAAAAATGGCGGTTATAGAAAGGCCATAAAAAGTAAAGAACTGTTTTCTAAATCGTTATGGAATGGAACTGAGAAAAAAATAATAGCTTACTTGACTATAGCGATCCTCACAGGATTAAGCTATAGGGTTATATATCTGAAGAAGGCTGGTATATTTCTAGCATCCTTTGTATACTCAGTAATGTTCATGAGAGAGTTTCAATCAAATATAGAAAACCTTATTGAAGCTGGTGCTGATCTGCACTGGCTTTTGTTATTTTCAAAAAAGAAAAATAAAGAACTTATGAAGCCCTATGAAGAAGAATTAGATAAGCCTAAAAGCGAGGTAAATGGAGATTATGAAAAAAGAATTTAAAATAGAAAAGAAGTTGTCTCCCAATAAGTATAATGGGCGAAATGGTTGGAAGCCTGATATGATAGTAAATCATATCACGGAAGGCAGTTTTGAAGGTTCAGTTAGTTGGCTATGCAATCCTAAGTCGCAGGCATCTGCTCATTTTGTAGTGGCTAAAGACGGGAGGATTGTGCAATTAGTAGAACTTAAAGACAGTGCATGGGCTAATGGTACATCTACTGATATTAGTAAGAACAACCATTGTAGCAAATCTACACTTGAAAAAGTCAGGTTCAGAAAAACTAATGCTAATTATTACACTATATCAATAGAACATGAAGGCTTTTCAGGACAAGGACAAGGAAGATTAACTGATATTCAATTAGAAGCTACTATATGGCTGCATAGATACATTATAAATGAAGTTAAAAGGATATATGGCATTGAGATACCTTTGGATAGAGACCATATTGTAGGTCACTATCAAATAGATCCTATAAGAAAACCGAATTGTCCTGGACAGAATTTTCAATTTCAAGAAATCATAAAAGCATTGAGAGAGGATGTGGTTAATATGACATTAGAGAAATGGAAAGAAGAAATGGGAATAAAATCTATAGATAATCTAGCTAAAAAAGGTATTGTAAATAATCCTGAGGAATGGAAGAAAAGCTTGGGTGAAAATGTTCCTCAATGGTTATTCTGGTCCATGATTGATAGAATTGCAAAGGAGGTTAAATGATGAATATAGATATAATTGCAAAGGTTATTATTCCAATACTAGGAGCTATCATAACATATTTGATAGTTCCTTTTATTAAGCAAAAAACTACAAAAGAGCAAAGAGGAAATATCTATAACTTGGTAAAAATAGCAGTACAGGCAGCAGAGCAAATGCGTGATGCAGGATTGATAAATATACCTAAGAAGGAATATGTAATAGATTATTTGAATAGCAAGGGTATAAATATTGGTATACAGGATCTTGAAGTTATGATTGAATCAGCGGTACAGGAGCTATATTTAGCTAAAAAGGCTCTGGAATAAAGGGGTAGGCTTTAGTGCTTGCCCCTTATTTTTTGTGGGTGCGAGGAAAATTTTTATAAAAAAGGAAAAAATATTTAAAAATACTTGACCATAGTAAAGTATCTTAGTATAATAATTGAAAGGAGGTGAAAAAGTGGTTGAAAAAGTAAAAGACTTACTGGAAATTCTGGTTCTAATCCTCACAGCGTGGCAGCTGATTAAAGAACTCAGAAATTCTAAGTAAGTCTCCCAGGGAGGGAAACCTCCCCAACCCTAAATATATTATATCACAACCACGTTAATATATGAAAAGAAATCTTATAACAATAATACTGGTGGCATTGGTACTTCTGCAGATAATTGATGGAGATTTTGCTGCGCCAGGAGTATTGGACTATATTAAGTTTGTGCTATTAGCTTTAGCTTTAGTATTAAACATAATAGTGTCAAGGAGGAAATAGGGAATGTTTTCATTCAATAGCAGAGATGATCTAGCAAAGTTTATTCAAGAAAACACTGTAAATACAACGGAAGCAGCAAAACTCATGGGATGTACACGACAGAATATAGCTGATTTAATAAAGCGAGGGAAACTTACTCCTATAAAGGTTATGCCGGATGATAAGTTATTTTGGAAAGACGATATAATAGCGAGAGTTAAGAAAAATGGGTAACCGAAAGGCTACCCTGATTTTTTATTTTTTGGAGGATTTATGAAACTTATGTAAAATATTATAATAAATTTGAAATATATACAATTGGTGGTAAGGATGTGCAATAATGAATAAAGTAAATATAAAACTTAACAAAATGTTTATCGAATGCAAGTATCCTAAAAACCTATTATTTAATGATATGTCAAAATTGATTTCAATTCAGAGAAATACAATGGATATATTTAACGCTTATGATTATGATAAAAATGTGGACCTATGTCAATATTTTAGACACAAAAACTCGGATTTACTATGCTGATTTTCTAGCCATATCCTCACATTGCTGAGGGGTAATATACCCAATGCTACCATGGATTCTCTTTCTGTTGTACCAGGATTCTATGTATTCAAAAATTGCCAGTCTTGCAGCATTAAAATCGTAGTAGGTTACTAGGTTAACCTCTTCCTTTTTTAGGGCAGCATGAAAAGACTCAATACAGGCATTGTCATAGGGATTTCCCTTAGAACTGAATGAGTGAATGAATTTAATTTCTGATATATA